TTAGTTTCTGGTCTCATTAATAGCCCCCCTCTCTGCGGTAGTAGTACTCTCGATCCGTGGAATAAGACCTCACGGGCTCGTAATCCTCCAGCTGGTCGCTGGTGATCTTCCCAGACCCTTTACAGGTCTCACAGCGGGAGTCATAGCCTCCAGCCATATAGCTGTCGAGCTCTTCAAAATCCCATTCGTCCCGATTAATAACACCGAGGGCAATCGAATGCTTACCCTCGCCCGAACAGGTCGGGCATATATGCCAATTACTCATAAAAAAACCTCCTAGCAGTTGATTAAATGATTACCTAAAGGCAATCCCTAAACCCTCCAGCGGAGGGCTTAGAGGTGACTCTATTACCCGTTGAGCTGCTGCTGTATTTGCTTGGCTAAATCAATCCAGCAGTTTGGAGCGATAAGCCCTCGCTCTGGGTACTGGGACGGCTCAGAAGCTGCGACCTCTTTAGAGAATTGCTCTAGAGCTGTGAGCACCATCAGCGGGGCGAGAGGGTGCGATTTTAGGATTTTGTTTAGTGTTTTACTTTGCATGATAAAAGCCTCTTTCTTTCAAAATTAAAAGGTGCAGCAGCACATGGGTGCGGGTCATATATGGGCTGGGATTTTTGGCGCTTGCCAGAATCCAGTCCGAGTCATAGGTGCGGAGGGTCTGGAGATAATGCTGTTTTTTAGTCATGTCAGCCCCTTATATATTGCGGAAATAATAGCCGTCAGCTTCCCAAAAATCGTGGCGTAGCTCACAGTCCCAGAAGGCTTGGAAGTCAAAATAATTTCGGACAGTCTGGGAAACATCAGAAAGCAATCCCGATTGCTCCGCATAATCCTCAGCAAAGGCTTTGGGGCTGTCATGCTCGCCCCAGTAAGCCTCTTCAATTTTGCTTATTTCGCAGTCGGACGCATAAAAGAAATTAGAGCAATAAGCCTCTATGACTTCCATATCCAGCTGGCAGCCTTCCAGCTCTTCCGCAAAATCCGCCCAAGCGTCCATTTCAAAGGCGTCACAGCTGGAAGAGTAGAACGGCTTGAGGATGTCGCCCTCATAGTCAGCCATCAGCATTTCATCCACTACAGCATTAGGAAAGGCAGCCTCCAGAGCCTCCCGAACATCGTCCCAGCTGCGGACGGGCAGCAGATCCACCCAGACCCCTTTAGTGGGTATGCCATCGATATAAAAGAAACCAGCAACCCCAGAGCTGGCGGAAGGCGCACAAGCTGCATTAAGACGGGCATTAATTGATTGATCGAACATGATTTAAACCTCCGAATAAAAGTAAACAGCTAAAGCGATCTCTACCAGACCACCAACAAATTGCGACCAGACCAGAAGATCATCCGACCCAGCCAGACCGAGGGCAATCGCCCCCAGTAAATGGGCAAAGCCCAACAGCCCAAAAGAATCCATTTTCATTTTTGACCTTTCACAATGAAGACATGATCTGAGGGCTTTACGGCTTGCCCGTGCTTTCCCTCATTAAAAACAAGCTGGGAATCCATCCGCTTGTAAATGCTCCAGACCTTGTGATCCTGAGATCGATCTGGAGAGTAAAAGGCGATTACATCACCAACCCGAACAGCTGACGCTTTAATTCTTTCAATATCTAGACGCATAAAACCCCCTTAACAGTAATACGGACGGGACTCTGGGAAAGCCTTCGGCTGCCCCTTTGAGACGATGAAACGATAGACCCCAGAGCACAGGACAGAATCGATAGGAGCCAGACCATCGTTAAGCTGGGTCTCCAGATCGGCAAGGGTGCGATAGTAAGAGAGCGCAGCCCCACGATTTGAAAAGGTGCGATTCTTTGGATGGGTTACTGGCTGACCGCAGTCATACCACCAGCCCCCCTCTTCCGCACCACCATAGGCACGATCTACCATAAATAGATAAACTGAAAACATAAAAACCTCCTAGCAGAAAATTAAAAAATAGATGTTGCCTCGTGATTTTCTTGCTTTAATCGATTGACTGTCAACACCTTTCGAAACTATTTTTTTAGCCTTATATCTAAAGGGCTGGCGGGTCATTTCCGAGGCCGTTCTGTACAGTGCAGCAGAAAAGCCTGGTCACTTTTTACAGAAAAGCCTGGTCACTTTTGCGAATTGCTTCAGGTTAACTTTCCACCTAAAAGCGGGGGCAAGATAGCGAAGCGGAACAGCCCAAGGGCTACAGCTTAGATAGGAGTAGAGACCCAGAGAGAATAGAGCTAACCAAATCCCCTTTGGCGTCCTATACTTTGTCCTATGAATACTCAACTTATACCCAGATGAAAAAACTTACTAGAAAGCAGATTGCCGAGGGTCTGGACGCTGTGCCGATCAATCAGATATTGCTGGGGTCTAATCAGGCTGGGATCACTCTCACCAAGAAACAAAAAGCATTCGCAGAAGAAACACTCAAGACCAATAAGACGGCAGCCTATCGCAAAACCTACAATACCAAGGGCAAACCAGCCACCCAGAGCAGAGCAGCTGCAGAGCTGACAGCTAACCCCAAAGTCGCAGCATATATTCAGGCTCTGGAACAGGCTAAAGCAGCTGAAGCATACCTTTTACCTGCTCGCCTTCGGAGCATCGCAATCCATCGGCTTACAGGTCTGGCACTTAATGAGCAGATCAACCCAGCGCAGCAGCTTAAAGCTCTGGAGCTGATCGGCAAAATGACCGAGGTCGCCCTGTTTACTGAGAGGCGGGAGCTGATCCAGACCACCAGCAGCCAGAGCATGAGGGAGCAGCTGCTTAACTCTATTCGGCTGGCAATATCTACTGAGGGGGCAACCGATGTAGAAGCCATTGAGATAGATAGCCTTCTGGACGATATCAGCGGGGCAGCTGTCCCAGACGATGGCGACCCTAGCAATGAATTGCTGGACGATGTATTACCAGAGCAGCAACTAGATCAAAAGACCCCAGACCCTTCTACAATCCAGAACCCAGAGACCCTACCAGACCCCGACCCCCAAAATTTGGAAATTTTTAGCGTCCCACCTCTGCATAGTAATCCACTCAAATGATCCGTGTCCAAAAAAAATATATAAAAATATATGAATATAATCAATAACTTACAAGGGAGGAGGAGTGTAACACCTGTTACACCTAGGGAAAACCCTAATACCAGAACACCCCCCCATCACTTTTCTAAACGCATAGGCCAGGGGGGTATATTTTGAAAATTAGCGAAGAGTATCCAGAGTTATTAAAAGCAGATGGTTTTGATGACGCCATCATAGGAGTAGTCCAGAGGATGGGTGTACAGGCTATTTGCTATGACGAGGAAAAAGTAATAGATATCCTTATGAAAAGAGATGGCATGACACTTGAAGAAGCAATGGAGTATTTTGATTTTAATATTGCTGGCGCTTGGGTAGGGGATTCTACCCCGTTCTTTTTAATAAGGATGAAGTTGTGAAAACCATTATTCATGTGAACCAGCATGAGATTAAAAAGAATACTAAGAATGGTACGGATAATCCTGTGCTAACGGTAAAGACGTATAAAGACAATACTTATGCCAAAGAGGTTTTAATTAAGGGAGATAGTAAGGTTGTTTATAGTCCTCATAAGCCGTTGTCTTGCGGGGCTCGTGTTTGGATTGAAACTCAGGCTGAAGTAGAGATAGTAATATGAGTCCAGCACAAAAAGAGACCTTATTAGTTATAGATGAGTTTTGGAAAAAGTTTGGCTTTGGCCCAACAATAGATGACATTATGTATATCACTGGGGAAAAGGGCAGAGGAAACGTAGCCCGAAAAATGAAGATATTAATTGAATTAGGTTTATGTAGGGGCGTAAAAGGAAGAGCAAGGTCTATTCGTCCACGCCATATTAAGGTTAAAGACCTTGAGTAAATTAGCCAATCTATTAGAAAGTCTTCCTGAAGGGGAAAGGGAGAATATCCTTTCTATGGCTTTGGCTTACCAAGATTCAGTGACTAGGGAGAAAGCCCAAGTCTCGTTTATGGAGTTTGTCAAAGTCATGTGGCCTGGCTTTATTCACGGGCGC